TTTATTTTGTTATCTTGGAGTAGTTTCATTACGTCAAGAGATATGGATCAACGCAAGTCTAGGAGGCTGACGCCTCCTGTCATATAAGAAAAACTTATATTTTGCTACCTTTAATCAAGTGTTTTTAAATACCCCAGACTGAGTTTATTGCCGTAATCTCATCTATTGAAAACATCTTGCTAAGTCCAGATGTTCTTTCAAACATGAGACCTTTATTCAAGTGATGTTCCAAACCTAATGCATGTCCTAACTCATGAGCAACCATGGTAGCCATTTGGCTTCCTTTCTCTGCATAGAACGTTCTAGGATCTACTTGTAATTTCCATTTGTTAGCACTAAAGGCTGCCCATGCATTAACAGCAGTAGGCAGACGCCTATACTGTATGAGTACATCAGCTCTCCTTGCAGATTTAACAAAATTAAAGTCAAGTCCTATTTGATCATCAATGGCATAAAGCCTACGAAGAATAGGTTGAACTTTATCTTGGTCTACGCTTCTCGTTATTAATATATCGAGTTTGCCATCCTTTACGAGAGGTATTGTTCTATTAACCCAATAACTATTTATACTGACCATAAGTTTGCATGAGTACTTATAATCAGTATAGAGTTAGTAACTTAGGTTATTACTAACGGATAATTTCAACACGCAGGCGATCACCTGGAACTCCTGGGAACAAATCTCCTTTTACATCTGTGTAGCGATAGATTTTACCTTGCAAAACAACTTTATCTTCTGGGCCAAAATTTTTGATCACCACACGTTGCAAGTGATTTAATGGGTGGCACTGAAATCCATGTTTTTCGCTGCACTTGGCAACATCAATACGATTAGTAAATGTAAAAGTATCAGGTGCATTATCTTTTTTAAAATCTACAATGCCACCAGATTGCTTACTGATGATGTGTCCCTGCGGACCGAACTCCAGCGTGTCTGACCCTGTGCTACCAACGAACCGCCAACGGGTGAAGATCCCCCGGTCCAGGTAATAGCCCGTCACCGCTTGGCGTGGATCAGCCTGGCGCTTGCGTGGGCTGGCGGTTGTCATCTTCAGCCCGCTGAGGTGATCACCAGGATTACTGGTGCGGATCTGCAGCACCACGCCATCGGTGCGATCAATGCGAGCTGAGGTGCCGGCAGTGGTGATGGCGTCCCAGTTGGTGAAGGCTAGGAGTAGGGCTAAGACGGATTTGGCAATCATGATGTTATGGGATAGCAGCCGCCAGGGCGTTCACCAGGGCCGTCACGCGGGCGTCGAGGAGGGCGAGGTTGAGGGCTTCGCCGATGGAGTAGAAGGCGAGGCGAGAGTTTGTGTAAAAAGACGAACCGCTTTGCCTTCTGTAAATAAGTACGTTTTGACTTAGCAAGCCGTCAGAGGGAATGCTAATAGCTATATCTGTGCTTGTGTGCCTAAGAGTGTATCCCGCACTGCTTTGTCTTGACACGCCAATAAATCCGGCAGCCGGATATGGCGTCAACGAAGCACTAGCCGTATTTGCTCTGGATCGAGTAGCGCCAGACGTAAAGATAACATTACCACCCGCACCAGCTGCAGTAACTGGATCCGCCGCCGCCATGATGACGGCATTTGTCTGTTGTACAGTTGAGAGGAAAGCCGAGTTATGGTTGCTGTTCTGGGGATCAGCATTATTGTTCCGATTGCTATCGAGGTACTTCGTACTCCCATCCCCAACCAGGCCCGTCTTCCGGTTATAGTCCCCAGCCACAAAGTTGTAATTCGTCGGAGCCGCACCAACCAACGGCACCAGCGCACCATTCAGCGTCCGTGCCCCAGCCAGGATGCAACTTGCCTTGATACTAGGCCAGATGCCATCAGCCTTGCAGCTCTTGATGAAGCTGTTGTAGGCCAGCTTGACGGCAGGCTCCAGTGCTTCACCGTCAGCCGCCTCGACGGCCGCGATGTAGGCCACGGCATCCGCGTCATCCGGCAGCAGATTCGTGGGGGTGATGGTCCAGGTCATGGGATTGCTGCTCCAAAGGCGTTGATCAGGTCGGTTACGCGGGCATCCAGGCGGGCCAGGTCTAGGGATTCGCCGATGGAGTAGAAGGCGAGGCGATGCCGTGAGAAGCTTGACGGGCCACCTATTGGGTTATTTCGGGCAAACACGAATACGTTTCCAGAGCTAGGGGAAACGCTGGGTATAGGAGAATCTACCGCTGAACCATTCATTCTTACATTGAAAGAAGTGGAATTGCTTCTATTTACACCCTTAAATCCAGTTCCTGTTAGCACAGGGGTTCCAACAAAAGCTCCATTACGGCTTCTTCCGCCACCCTCTAGCAAGTCAGTTGTTCCATTAACCCCAAGGCAGGTCGCGCTTTGCGCCCCCTGGTTTACTGTTGCATATGCGCTCATATGTTGACTATTCTGAGGATCTGAGTTTTCAGCGCGATTGCTATCCAAATACTTCGTGCTCGCGTCCCCCACCAACCCCGTCTTCCGGTTGTAATCCCCAGCGACAAAGTTGTAGTTCGTCGGAGCCGTTCCCACCAACGGCACCAACGCCCCAGCCAACGTCCTGGCACCAGCCAAGATGCAACTTGCCTTAATAGCGGTCCAGATCCCATCAGCCTTGCAACCAAGCACAAAGTTATCAATGGCGATCTTGGTCTTCTCTTCTAGCGCTTGGCCATCGGCAGTCTCCACGGCCGTGATGTAGGCAGCCGCGTCAGGGTCCATGGGTTGCCAACCCTGGCGAAGAGTCACCCTGGTGGATTCGGTCAGCGGGCTCATGGGATCACCTCTAAAGAATTTGCAGTGGCTTTGGCGGCAGGGTAACCATTTTTGTGAACAATCCCGGCATCAATTCTCTTTTTAATCCACTGGTCAAAACATTTTTCCAGTGCCATTCTATTTAGTGTTTGAAGATATAAATCTTTGAATTTCGAAATCTTGCTGACTGGGTGCTCAAAGGATTCCTTATTTTGTTTCCACCACTCGGAAAATACCATAGTTGGATCTGGTTTTGGGCTCATGGGATCACCTGCGAGAACTTGTTGATCAGATCAGTGACGCGACCGTCCAGCTTGGCTAGGTCTAGGGATTCGCCAATGCTGTAGAAGGCGAGGCGGGCGTTGGATGGCCCAAAACCGCCTCCTCCTCTCCGAAAAATCTCTGTTGTATTCGACCCAGTGGCAAGTGAAGCCTCTGTTAAAGAAAAATTATTGCCGCCTGCCCTAGCATTTATCGACGCGGAATTTGGCCTGGCAACCCCTCTAAACCCAGTTACCGCAGTTATATTTACGGCAATGCGAGGAGCAAGGGAGTTTAAACGTCTAGACAAAAATACACTGTTTGTTTCTGAACTTACGCGACCAATCATGGAAACTTCGGTTCCGTTGGTAGCTCCAATTTCTACAACATTTACTCCTGAAGGGGTGCTGGTAGCAAAAGTGGACAAATGATGAGAGTTCTGCGGATCTGCATCACTAGCCCTATTGCTATCGAGGTACTTCGTGCTCCCATCTCCTACCAACCCCGTCTTGCGGTCATAATCCCCAGCCACGAAGTTGTAATTCGTTGGCGCAGTTCCCACCAACGGCACAAGGGCTCCAGCCAACGTCCTGGCACCACTCAGAATGCACGATGCCTTGATGGCATCCCAGATCCCGTCCTGCTTGCAGCCGATCACAAAATCGTTGATCGCCTTCCTGGTGGCACTCTCCAGCGCCTGCCCATCAGCAGTTTCGACCGCTTGGATGTAGTTGCCTGCATCCGTGTCGTAGGTGAAGACGCTGGAGATCACCAGGCTCATCCCTGCACCTCCGGCGTGGGACGCTCATAGGCCAGGATTTCAGCCGGACGGGCGGCATCCAGCAGACCTTCGCTCACCAGTAGCGCCAGGCCAGGTGCCAGCCGGGGATCATCAAGGGCGACATTGGGGCTGGCGGTGAGCTGATCTACCAGAGCAGCAACAGCTTCGTGGGATGCGTTGGCAACCACGGCGGCGTCGATCTCGGCCTGATTGGTGACGACCAGCAGCGCCTGGTAAGCAGCAACCGCAGCCTGGTAGGTATCCGTCTCTTCTTGAGTGGGATCCTCCAGTGCCTCGTAGGTGGCTACAGCAGCGTCATAGGCCGCCTGCTCTTCAGTGGTCGGCACATACATCACGGCCTCGGGGACGGGCTGGATGTCAGCCGCGAAGCCCAGGATGGCGCCGTACTCGGCAGGCGTGAAGCGTGCCACAAAGGCTGCACCTGTGATCACACCGATCTTAAAGCCATCGGCATAACGGGCACCTTGCTGGGCCAGAAACTCTTCTGCGAGCGCTTCAGGTGTCATGCCGGCACCGTTGGCGGCGGTGATGAAACCGTCGTATTGACGGTCAGTAAGCGTGAGAGAAATCGTGGTCATGAAAGTGTCCTCCGTGGGTTAGCCGATGAGCCAGTTGGTCCCATCAGAGAAGACGGGCACGTTGTTGGCGCCACCGCCAGCGACAATGGCGCCGAAGTTGCCGGATGCAGCAACTGTGGAGTCGTTGACGAAACCGCGAGTGCCAGCACCCACGGTGGCAGCAGCAGGTAGAGCGGATACGGCAACAGGGGTAGTTTTGAGGTAGCCAACACCTGTGGAGCCATCGGTTAGAGTGACGACGCCTGCCTGGTCGCGTTTTAGTGCGGTATCAACTGTGGCAGTAACTGAGGTGGCGCTATTTGTAAATCCGACTAAACCCGCACTTGCTACAACAAGTCTTCCGCTACTTGTGCCAAATACGGCAGCCAGGTTATTGGCCGTGCCTCCTTTAGCGTAGAAGTTATAACCTGTAACTACATTTGAAAATGTACTAGCGCCAGCATTTGTAATCGTGGCAACGCTCGTCCCATTATTCTTCAGATCCAGCAGGTTCGTTCTAGCCGCCCCAGTACCGGCATACTGCTGATCAATAACAAGGCCAGTGCTATCTTCAATCAGCGACGTGCGCTGGTAGTTCGAGGCGTCGGTATAGGTGTTATACAGCCGATAGGTTTGGGCGTTGGTGCCGTTGCGCTGGGCGAGGGTGCCTGCGGCGTCTCTTGAAACGTAAAGATCCCTAGTTCCGTCAGGTGCTGTAGTGGAAGACGTCCAGGCAATAGATTTATCGCTTACAATCTGAACTCCGTCTATTGAAAAGCCAGCAGTTCCAACCCCGTTCCATGAGTAGAAGAATCCGTTTTGAGACGTACCATAATAAGCGCCATAGCCTGTTGAGCCACCTGTGGCTGTTCGCAGTTTTGGTGTAGCTGCAGAAGTGTTGCCAGAAATAAGCAACGACCCGTTACTGCCAATAAATAGCTGACTCGTCCCATTCACCTGCAGATCCAGCAGGTTCCCCGCAAACCCACTCGCCGCATTAACGCCCAAGCCTGTGCCGCTGGTGCTCCAGGCGGTGGACGTGGTGCCGGTGGGCTCGATCAACACATGAGGCTTGGTTGTGGTGGCCGTGCCACCTGTGAACCATGTGCCCGTGAACGCCTTCGCTGGCGATGATGCCGTGGCGTTATAGGAATTGATGAACCGCCCGGTGGTGGTCAGGATGCTGCCGTCGTAGGTCAGCGTTGACGTCCCAGCATTGGCACCAGCATTGTTGTAGATCAGTTGCCCACTGGAGCCAGCCACCAAGGCCAGCGTGCCCGTGGCATCGGGGAAGCTGATGGTGCGGTTGGCCGTTGGGGTGATGACTTGCAGCGTCGTGGCGTAGGTGCCGCCGTCATCAAGGTCAATATCACCGCCGACAGTCAGGAGCTTGCCGGTGTCATCCCAGGTGAGGTCAGCAGAGCCGCCAAAAGCTCCAGCATCATTGAACTGGACTTGAGTGTCGGATCCTCCTGGCACGCCACCTGAACCAGCTTCTACAATATCTAATGTCCCAGTAAATGGGTTGAATTGATAGCCCATACTTTATTCCTCAGCTTTTGATAACTTCAATTAAGTTAGTACCACTATAAGTGAGGGATAAAGATGCCACTGTGGTACCACCTGATCCACCTTCTTTATACACAACGCCTGTCAGCGTTGTGCCCGAGTAAGTCATCCCGATGTAGTCATGTTCAGGAATGCTTAAACCATTGACAATATCAAGAGGTTGTCCACTGACAGTGGAAACCTTGTAGTGCGTATAAAGTGCGTTATTGTCCCAAACGTTAGGCATTATCTTGGGCTTGTTTTTCTGAATTATAACAGGACCTATTTATTACAAGACCTACTTTGCAATTATGGTTTATTTTTGGCTTTATTTGACTTAACAGGTTTATTGGCTTTACCTTGACCCCTCCTTTTTTCTAATTGCCCCATAGCCTGTTTTTTAATTGCAGGGAATTTATTAGCTGCACGAATGTAAGGATCTTGACTCATGGTGTTAATTCCTCAAGAACATTATTAGGTGGTGCTTGGTTAGGCCCGCCAAAGAAAATACGTGCCGCATGATTTACGACAACAAGATAGGCATCCCATGCCTCTGGTGCAAGCCCAGCAGTATTGATATGGTGACCTTCAGTAATAGTGGGAGGAGTAATGACGTTACCTTCTGCGTCCCATTCACCACCTTGTGTAATAGTTCCGAGTTCATCAATAGCAAACCCGTGGCCGCCAGTGATCAGGTTGCCGTCAGCGTCTACCAGACCCTCGGCAGCAGCCAGGGTGAGGAAATCTTCGCGGGAGGGGAATTTGTAGCAGTACATGGGGTTATTGGGTGATGGACTGAAGGGTGGCGTTACTTAGGCGTTGGGGCCAGAAAGTTAGACGTGCAATTTGACCTCCATATTGTGTGCCACCATTTAAATTACCAATGTTTAATTGATTTACCACAGGCATTGCCACACTAGTATCAGGACCATAAGCCGTTCCATTTACAGCTTGCCCGCCATTATTGAGTTGTTGTGCAATCGCAAGTTTGTTAGATCGAGAGTTTGCGTTTAAAGTTAGTGTTGTCAGGAGATCTGTAACTCCCGATGTGACAGAGATTGCATAGCCAACTGCGGAAGTGTCTTGCCGAAAATCAAATACTCTATTGTTATTTGTTCCATCTGTGATGCTTGCAATTCTGTTAATCGTGCTGATACCTGTATCACGACTTGCAGATACAAACACCGTACCCTCATCCTGTCTGTACCAACTACTAAAATTAGTCCCGGTGATGCTTGCGACATCAGCGGCGCGGGTGGCGGTGGCAGCTTCAGTTTTGATGTAGGACGTAGGGAAGGCTCCGGCTTCTAACTGGGCGCCCCAGACGAGAACACCGTTAACTCCGTTACCAGTTACACCAGTAAATACATTATTGGCAGAAGTAACAGCTATAGCGTATGGGATTGAAGCGGCGCCTGCAGCAAGGCTGATGCTGCACCGATACCAACCATTGCCGGCCGCCGAGATTGCAGCGGTTGTGCCTGCTGCAACAGTCCCTAGAGTTCCATTTGCAAGATTGAACCAAGTCCTGCGGTTCGTCCCGTCAAACGCGTCTGCAAAAACCCAGGAGAATCCGTTAGCTTTTGCGTAGAAGCTGAAGGTATAGACAGTTGAGACGACAGTAGTTACGGTTTGAGATACATAGAACAATCCCGTAACCGCATCTGGAATGACATTGTCAGCTGTCTGCGTGCCATCAGGGCTGGTTGCAACGTTTGGCGAAACCGTTGTAGTGAATTTGAACCATGCTGCGTCATTGATTTCAGCACTCCGCAGCAGCGAGTTTGTCCTCGCCTCCTCCACCAACAACCCCAAGCTTTCGCCCGTGCTCGGGTTGTGGTCAAACCGTGGTTCATCGATTAGCGCCGTCCTGATCACGCCCTGGCTATCGACATACGTAGCGTCACTAGCCCTAGAAAATGTTACAAGATTATTTCCAGTTGTTGCATCAACTAATGATTTATTATCAGCAAATCTTAAGTCAAGGGTAGGGATTTCATTTGCC